TACCTTCTCACCAAATGCCTGATGGCAGAGCAAGCTGGCCCAGCATGGAGGTTAGGGTTTTGGATAAGTGCCAAGTCACCAACTAGCCAGGCGTATGGTGGAGATTTAACCTTAGATGGATTTGAGTTATCCATGGAAGAGCACGCTGCCAGACAAACGATTGTGTACACCAACATGCTGGATCGAGTAGGAAAATTGAAGCTGGAACAGCTAAAGCTACGATCCAGTGACCTGTACTTGACTGTACAACAGGTGCAAAATTACAGAGACATCATTAAAGCGCATCAGCCAATGTTAGTGATCAATTGCCACGGAATACAATTACGTGATGACGGTTATGATGCCGCTGTCGACCAGCTAGGTTTGAAAATGGTGAACGAGATGTTCACCAGCGTTCTGACTTGTGGCACAAGAATTTTGCACAGTTTGATCAATTCTAGCTGGGACAATTACCATGTTACGTCCACCCCTGACACCCATAACATAGCCGACAAGCACACAATAACAATTCCGGCACAATTAAGGCAACTCAGAGACGCTTACCAATCCGTAAGAGACAACAAAGACATGGATGATCAACACAAAGAGAGGGCTGCTAGGGTAGTGGCCAATGTGCTGGAGCAATCTAGCAAAGATTCAAATACACCATGGATCCACAGACAAGGGAAAGTGAAGTTGCACAAAAAACTGCAAGTCATGTACTTAGGCATAGAGATAGGCGGATTGAGCATACTAGAATTGACAGAGCTTATGAGGAAGTACCGAATGACCAGTTGTTACGGGCTTGTGCCTCAAATGGGGAAGTCCAAAAGTGTAGGAGTGACGAGGAGACTTAATTCCCCACAGCCACAATTCGTATATGACGGGTCTGACAAAATTTACGTGTGGGACAGTACCACTTACGAAATGTGCACAATGGGCACTCCACAGCGTATAGCTGGAAATGTTTACAGGTGCACGACAGTTGGCGGGCTAATAGATCACAATCTAGTCAGATTTGAATTGTGCAACGTAGAGACTTATTACACAAGCCCAGTCACGGCGACACAGCTGGGGGACAGCATGACTATTAAATTACCAATGGTCCAAGCTACGGTGGAACATTTGGTAGGCAAAGGGCACCTGCTGAAAACAGTCGAATTACAGTTCCCAAAGAAAATGTTCCGCAACTTATGTCTGAGAATGCTGAGAGAGGATACAAATTTCAAGGACCTACTGAACTACGCCAGGGTACAGTCCCACGCAGTCTACTACTCCAACAAGGGCAAATATAGTAAAGTACAAGAAACTGCTGACCAAATGGTAGAGGCCTCCGTAGCTGCATTTGTGCACATGTCCAACATGCAGCAATCGTACAAAATGGGGTTGTCTCAGCTGTTGCCAAATGCAGGTGGGAACAGCACGTGGACCCAGCAAGTCGCAACTGAAGGGGGAAAGCTATTAGACTTGTTCATGGGGAAACTGTATGAAATTCAAAAGGTCATAGGCATAGACATTGAATTCTCGGAGTTCGTATCCATTATGAAGGATGAGTTATTGTCCAAATCCGACCACAACTTGATTCACTCATCCATTGAGACTTGGAACAAAATGAAGGTAGAACTGGAGCCAGAACGACGAGTGTTTCTGTCTCACAAACCCACAACTAAGGGGCAAGCTCCCGAGGTGATGAGATCTACGACCAGCAAACAAAGTATTCTCACCAACGTCACTACAGCAGCCCTAACGGGAGTGGTGAGGACACTAGGAAAGTTCGGCGGAGAGTTGGTCAACGTAGAACGATTTAGCAGACAACATCAAGAGCCTCTGGAAGTTAAAGACACCAACTGGTCAATCACAGAAGAGGCCTGGATGTCAAAGAGAACTATATTGAAATCAACTAGGCCACAATCAAGGAACGAGGTCACTTTGGGTGATGACCACCTGAGCGAGGTGGGTGAGGGTGAACAAATTTCAGAGCGTGAAGAAAGTGAGAACTCAAGCTACAGCTCCAACTCAAACAATGCAAAATCTAGTCATTTTAGCGGTGGCCAGGAGTCCGAAGAGGAATCCGATAGCGATAGTTCCAGTGACGAAGATGACGATGATGAAATGCCACCATTGTTGAGTGATTCAGATGATGACGACACAAATGACAACGAACCCCAGCCCCAAAGTGGTGTTTTGCTAACCCCAACGCATGATGATGATGGCACCAATGAAGGCCAAGGTAGTAGCAGGCATGATGACAAGAAAGAAGATGAGTCTAATCAGAGTGGGGGAGCAGGAACTGGGGACCACGAAGGGGGTAACAATGAATTATCACATGGGTCTGGTGGGGATGAATCGACATCCAAAATCTATGGCCCTAATAAGTTATGTATTTCTCCTGAACCCGAATCTGAACAGGTGAAGCTAAACCAATCGCGCGTGGAGTTCCGAGCAATGTCACGAGAAGAGATGGTCCAATTGCAACTGGACCCCATTGAGACCGTGAAACCAGGGACTCAAGTAACTAATAAATTGTCTCCAACCAGCGAAATGGAATCAGAGAGTGCCAAACCCCCCGCAAGACCAAACACTGAAGTGAGACTTCAATCTGAAAAAGAGCCTAGAGTGGGGAGTCCTGAAATTGCCTCTGATTATGATAGTGACAGTGATTCATCTGAAGCAGAGGATGAGTGGGAGGAAGCTCATGAACAGTGTGTAAACATGAAACCCAGGTTCGATGATCTGTTACCCGTTTATGGATCACACACACCCATTGAATTTGACTTGGACACCATAGAGTTTTGGAAAGACAAATCCGTCTTACTCAGCACGACCTGCACACAGGGTGACCTAGAGCCATTGCTGGCCCTCGGTTTTTACCTCAGAGCAGCCGGTGCAACTACTGCATACTTTTGCGAACCACAACACAAAACCTGGATCGAAAGTTACGGCCATAGGTTTATCAGCAACAATTACAACAGTGAACGAAGACTGCAAAATCTACCAGGGTTGCAACTGAAGCATGTACAAAACTTGCTAGTCGCTTTAGATGAGGACAAAAATTGGGCCGAGACTGGCCTAGCATCGATGGATGTAAGAGCTGAAAAGTTTGACATAGTGGTAGAAACGCCATTCACATTTGTAGGGAGAGAGTTCGCAGAGTACTGGGGTGCAACACACATATGGACATTTGTTATGCAGTGGGACTGGAAGTGTCCTGCAATGGTGAGCAAACATAGTATTAACAAATGGAGGCACAGTCATGGACTACCACACAAAAGTAGCAGTGATCTTAGCAGGATGAAAGGGAGAATATTAACGACTACGAACTTTGGATTTCCGCATGGTACTGGACACAAAGTTTGTTATCCAACGGGAGCCCTGACTATAAGTAGGTACAATCCTGATGACACACCTGACCTGAATAACACATGCCTGATTGACTTGGGGAGTTCCTACCACTCCCTAACTTTAGATCAATTGTGTGACATAGCTGATGTGACTTGTAGAGAGTATGACCTGGTGGTATTAAGAATACCAAGCAGAATCACCCTGAAAAACATGTTTTGCACAAGTGAGGAGTTGTCAACAAAACTACCAGCTAATTTGGAGATATTCCACTGGATCAACCATTACTCTTGGTTCGAGAAGTTGGATTGTGTGATTCATCATGGGGGGGCCAGCACTTCCTTGAAATGCCTATTGTCATCAACGCGACAGATCATATTGCCCAATGTGGCTGACCAACCAGCATGGGCCAACTGGGTCCAAGATAACCACGTGGGGGCCGCTTTACTGTCTTGCGATCTAGATGACATATTGCAAGCACACAAGATAGCAAAAAATGTCACGGGCGAGAGTTTGGGCCAAAAGTTGTTGGAAATCCAGGCTGAGTGGCTAGCTCGGGAGCCAGGTAAGTGTTTGATGGATAACTGCAGAAAAGAATATGAAGCGCATCAAAAGACCACTGAGTTGCGATCAACTCACGGTAGTTATAGTGCACATGCAGGTCAGAGCCAACACCTTAAAATGGAACATAAAACATCAAGTGAGGCTGCTGAGCCACCCAATAAATCACAACAATCGCTCGAATCAATCACAGATTATGTGACAGAAGCGAAGCCAGCACCTACCGTTTGGGACATGGCTAGAAAGGCTGAAGTAGATTCGCTGAAGGAGTTGCAGGGAAAGCAGAACCTTAAAAATATGAGGATTTTGATAATAAATATGGGTTCATACGGGGACATCAGGTTGGGGTTTAAGTTAAGCACAACACTGACCAAAGCAGGGGCCACCGTCGTACTAATAACTCATGCGGACTGCCAGGAGGTCAGCAGCAAACGGCTCAAGATCATCAAGACTAGTACATTGTCAACGTCACTAGCCAAAGCTGCCCAGATAACCAACACAATAATTGGAGCTCTGACTAACTTGACGGAAGCATCAGACATACAAACAAGCTCCATAGAGAGCATCATTGCAGAACTGAAGGGTGTCAAATTAGACTTTGATTTGGTGTTAGAGAACCCTTACACATATGTGGGTGCAGTAGTTGCAGAATTCAACCATGCTTATTATATGCAATACAATGGTTTTCCTTGGCCGAAACCATCTTCGGAGTCTAAACTGACTCTAGGCGCAAATCTGAAGCAAAGTGTTACTGAGTCCGCCATAGCTGGGAATGTGAAACAATTGGTCAACAATTACAGAGCTAGTTTAGGACTAGAGGCCAAATCCGTGGATTACATCACAAGCCCAACCTCTGTGGTCATAACAACTGTGGAGCCAATCGTCACAAGTACCTTTAGCACCCAGGGCAACCACATGGTGGGTCAATTGGAATTCACAGAGAGCAAAGCAGAACTAGATGGAGAGCTGGCCGAAGCATTCAGGAAGAACCCCGGAAAGAGACTAATGGTGACGTACGGTTCGATGGACGTGCCCACATCAACTACACAACTAATGCAGTTCATCAATCTCTGGTCACAATCATTTGACATGATATTGTTCATTGACAACTCAGAACAAGTGGAGCAAATGATGTTCCAATTAGATGGCCACGTGGTAGAGGTGAAAGGCAAAACAAAGGTGTTGTCACTGGGAGGTCACGCTAGTTTTGTGCAAGTGAGAAAACATTTGCCTCATAGTAGTCTTGAAGGTCTGCTGGACGCTGTAATTCACCATGGTGGTGCCGGAACTACACAATTTTGTCTAACCAGAGGATTAGTACAATTCATCAACCCTCAATTTGGAGATCAATTCACTTGGGGCAAGGTTATTGTAAAGCTGGGAGTTGGCACCTTGTTGACAACTGATGAACTTTTGACCCACAAAATTGATGATCAGTTCATGCTCACTGCGTCCTATGCAGCTGGGAGAGTCATGCACCAAATGTTGGAGGTATCAAAGACTAAGCCCACCAGCAGGAGGCTCATCAGGACCATTATTACGTTAATGATGTCAGGTTATACAGGCATAGACGGCAACGTTACCACAGTAAATGAGCAAGCGGCCATGATTGCCGAACAGGTTGTGAGATCCAAATCCAAGACCCGAGTGGTAGTGAAACAAACGCCAACTGTGACAAAAATCACTCACAGTGGACAATCACAGAGTGATCTGCTGAACGACCCTGAAGTACTCGTAGCAGCGTCCAGAATGCTCCAACGCAGCGAAAGCGTAGAAGCAAGGAAAAAGATTAGATTACTAAGTCTTGGTGGGGAGGAGTCTGGACCCATGGCTTTGATCGACGGGCAAGGGACGGTCTCTAACTACAAATTAATATATGATCCCAACGATGACGGCAGGTGCGCGGTGTTGGTGTTTGAACGATTTTTGGCATTACACAACATTGTGGGTGATCTAACTTTGGCTGAAGCACTTGCAGAAATTAACCAGGATGCTTGGTTAAACATTGATAAAATGGCCACTCTGGCTTACGTGCTAGGTCTAAATGTCTGTTTCATAACAGAGTTAAACACATTCAAGCTAATCAAGTGGTACAATAACAAACCAACAATAGAGCTACTGCTGCTACAGTCACCAAAAGGGAACCATGTGCAACTCGTTAAGTCGGACAGCAGCAATTACACACTGCAAACAACAGCCGAATTTAGGGTAGAGACCAGAGCTGTACCTGAATTTAAATGTCGGAAAACCGGATTAGTGTGCATTAAATTCCACAATGAACAAGGTCTTGACTGTAATATGCATGCCCACTGGAGTAAACAGGAGATGGCCAGGTTTATTAGAAACCTGCACGAGGAGTCTCCGGAAAAAATATCCGAGCAGTTAGCTGTGCATCATCTGAGAGCAACCCCATCAATGTTACGCACAATCATACTGAATGATGAACCAACTGTGCTAGATGGCAGAGACCAGAGTTACCAACATCGAGAGATTATATGGACGTCAATAGGATGTGAGTTGTCTAGCCCTGTTGACGAATTGTCTGCTGGGCAAGTGGTTAACTTGATAACCAGAAGCCTGTGGTTGTACGGGGTCGTTGTAGTGGTTAATGCTAAACAGCTTGTAATTACCAATACCACCAGTAAGTACGAAACGCACGCCATAATTAAACCTACAAGCTTGTACGTCAATGACCTCAACGCAACAGCTAATCCAGTAACAGGATTGGTGGCTCTAAACGTGGCCACACAACACAGTTGCAGAGCTCGAGGGTTCAAGTGTTTAGTCAATGAAGATCAAGGAGAAAAACTGGTTATAGCCGACTTTGAACCTGGAAATGAGATGGAGAGTGAGTTGATTAGCAAAGGCTTGGAATTGGTCAACATTAAATTGGAACCTATAAAGATTAAGCCCGGAAACCTCATCAAACCAATTGGACCATGTTCTGCAGTGTACAAGAACGGAACACAATTCCTAAGATTCAAATGCAACCCTCCAGCTGTAATGTTGGTGTCCAAATGGAGGATGTTCGAAAAGTGCAAAATACAAATCGATTCAAACGAGTTGCGTGTATCCTTTCCGCAGGAGATTGACGACCAAAAACTGTATGAGTTAAGTAAAAGCTTAGAAGGGTTAACCACAGAAAATCAAGAGGGATTCACTTGGAAATGGGACAAACCAATAGAATACGGCACTTACTCCATGTCTGCCGAGGACGCAAAGTCTCATATTTACAATCTGCTGTCCATAGATGCAGAATTCTTCTACCAAGGTTACAACGAAGACGTTGACCGCTTACTGGACGCTCTCATTGGTCAAATGTCTCATGGAGCCGTGTGCAAATTTGAGGTATTACCACTCGGAGTGCAACATTGCCATAAATTCTCTGTCGATAAAATATTGGTGAAAGATTATATAGTAGCCACACCTGACAAGACCCAATGGTTATTGAAAACAGGACCATGCGTCATTAATTGCAAGGTGAAAGCTGGTGGAAGTGTGGAAAGGCCTACTTGGAAGATAGAGAGGTCTTCGCCAACTGACCACTCCAATGATGACTGGTGGGGTTTAAAGAGTGAATTAGCTAGTAAAAAAGACCAGGACAAGATCCCGAAGGAAGTTACCAATAGATTATACGATATAAATGCATTGCAAATGATCACCATACATGAGCCCACTATAATCAGAGTGGACAGTAATGACCTTAATGATATGTGGACGCACCCATTTTTGGGGTACATCGATGTAGCTCATGATGCCATGCTGCAGGTTACGGCCGTCGAAGACGACACACCTGTACATGTCATGGATTTATGGGACGACAACGACTTAACTGATTGGAATACTAAGTACGCACCAACCACTAGAATGGTGATTAGAGACAGTGAAGTAGCTCAACCAGTAAGAACTAGCACAAAGACCACATTGTCGCGTTATCCAATTTTTAGTAGGGCTGTACTGACTAAAGTAGTAAATATGGAGTTTAATGCCGTTTCAGGTCGGTTAGGTAGCAGTGTGGTGCTCCGAAAAGAAAAGTTAATCGCCAACAGAGTAGCATATGAATTTGCAAATACTTACTTCAAACCAGGTTGGGAGAAGCTCGTGAGTCAATTCAAAAATCAGCCGGTAAATTTTGATTACGATGACATAAAGTCCTGGTTAAAGGGAAGGCCTGGAGAATTGAAAATCTACACAGAATTTATCAAGTATCTGGATGAGGGGTTCATGGTAGATCCCTTAAACATGGTCAATGTCCACCTGAAGTTGGAAGCTCTTTTGAAGTCAGAACCTATTGGTCTGACTAAACAGCAGCAAGCTAGAATCATTGTCTGGCAAGCCAAAGGTATCTGTGCAATGTATTCAGCTTGTTTCAAGAAGATAAAACAGCGACTAAAGGATCTATTTCACGATAAGGTTATATATGCCGATGGTCTAACTCCAGACGAGCTGAGTGCCAGATGTAGAGTGTCCGGCACCACCACTCACTTCGTAGAAAACGATTTCACCAAACAAGATAGGCAAACTGATTGGGACATTTTGAATTGTGAGTTAGCCATTTATGAGATGCTGGGACTGCATGAGTCTGTACTACAAAGTTGGCCAGAGGTGCACAAACAATGGAAGTTTGTGGGCAAGCACCTGACAGGGACTTGGGACGCCATGAGATTGACTGGCCAAGCCACGACAGCTTTGGGGAACGCGTTAGTCAACCTGATGGCTCATATGCATCTTTTTAACAAAAATAAAGCCATCATCAACTTGATGATGGTTTTAGGAGACGATATGTTATGTTTGACTAGTCAAGACCCGGACGTAGCTGGTCTAAGAAAGCAGATAGAAAGGAGGTACAACATGCAATCAAAATCCAAGGTAGATCAACACCAAGGGACCTTTTGTTGTATGATAGCCTACAAAACCAAAGATGGTTTGACCGAAATGGGGCCTGATTACATAAGACTTCGGAGGAGATTCGAAGTAACCAATGGAGTGCATGAGGCCACTGAGGAGAACATGAACATGAGGTCCATGTCCTATGCCATGATGCTGGGACCTATACCACAAGTCACTTCATTGAAATCAAAATTACAATGGCCTATAGAACCTATTATGTGGTACAACCAGCCAGAACTCATAGACGCCATATGCGCAAAATATGAGTTGAGTAACTATGAGGTTGAGTCAGACTTAGGCTTATTGTGTAACATGATGGAAACGCAAAAAACTTATGAGCACACTTACATGCACATAACCCCATCAAAATAAACAACATTAAACAATTAAATAATTTTTCCC